ACCGACAAATAAGGAATGTCAGAATATGTTTTAGCATTGTCGACATGAACAGAATAAGTTTCGAAACAATCAAACCAACATTTAGGCATAAGGCCATAAAGAGATGGTAACTCAAGAGGAACAAGATCAGTAAGATTATCTAAATAATCCTCTACTTCCAATTGACATTTAATTGAAATACAATACAATTTTTCGACCAAAAATCTCGTATTTTGCTTAACATTATTATTAAAAACTTGTTCTTCATTATAATTGTCAAGCATAGATACATAAGCGTCTCTTTGATAAGAATCCATTCGCATCTTTTTCATTATAAAATTCATATCAGGGATGGAAATGGAATTAGTCATCCGTAAACCATATAAAGCTAAGCTTCGTAAAATAGGACAACCTGAATATTCATACAATAAAGAAAGAGACTTAGCTTTTAACAATTTAAGTTTAGTTTGTTTACTTGCAAACAAATATTGACGACCAGTCCAACCAAAAGATACGAGCGCTTCCAAAGGATTAACAACATTATCTAGATCGGACTTATCGAATACCTGCCCACAAAAACTAGCTTCACACAAATTATTAGGTTTCTCAATCTTAATTTTAGCTCCTAACTCCTCATATTCTTTAGATGTGGGAGCCCTTACATCAAAAGAATTAATGGAATCATCACCTTCAAAATAACTATCAAATTCTTTATTTCCCGCTTCGGTTAATAAAAAATGTGTAATTATGAGATTCATGAAACCATTAGAAACAGACGTAGACATTTCACCAGACATCCGCTTACAGTTTATCTTCATTGACCAAAGATAAAACTGAATATAATTATTTCTCATCATCCCACTTACTATAAGTTTAATAATTTCGGTTGAATGCGGATTATTTTGGAGTATAAATCTATATAATATTAACTCTACAGACATTAATTGTCGAACAAAAGTGGCCTCATATTGACTAAAATCTGTACAAAATAGATTAGGGTCATCCCCAAACCTATCAAGCATGGCTTTAGGTCTCAAATTAACGGGAATTTTCTTAATAAACCATTTCAATTTAAAAATGATATCACCCAATTTTTTAAAAAATGGGCCGACACGAACTTTATAATCATCATGTCTAGAATATATGCCTCGCATGTGTTTCCACTCAGCATAATTTTCATCTTTAATAAATGCAAGAATTTTGGAAATGGGAGCTTTGATAAGACTCTCTCCATGCACCTTAGTTAACTCAATTTTCCGGTACAATGGATAATTAGTGGATTCCAACCACTCTAAAAAATCAAAATGTTCATCAGCTTTAAAAATATAAGGAGAAAGATGCCTTTTACACCAACGAAGTGTAAACCTCTTGAGCTTTCTTAATTTAATCTTGTTAATTTCTGGCATTTTAGCAGCAACACGTTTTACGGCGCCAGCTACTTGATCAGGAGCAAAATTAACATCAGGAACAGGAAGAGCTACATGGTTAACATTACAACCTAGTGAAACACGCATGACAGCCCTCGTCGAATTGTAAAAATGACTAGACATCTTTAACAATCTAAAAGTTTTGTCTGGTACCTCATCGGGTTTCAATATTGTACCTTTTTCATATGGCCTGTATCCATATAAAAACAGCTCGGTACCTAATGAATAAAATGTTGCATTGAATCAAGACGATGATCCATGCAATTTTTGAAATAATTGTGAAACAAATATTCCGATGTACCTTCATGAACTGAATATCCTTCCAAAGAAAAATTACGTTGGATATTAACAGAACAATTATTACCTATAGCTAAATTAATAGTATTTAAAATCGTTTTAGGCTCTATTAAATGCGAAGTATTCCTCAAAACATTAAGATTATTAAATAGAGCATTAGAAAAAACAATCTTTTTCCTAACACACGGACAGTCGTAAACATTTTTAAGCTGCAAATTAGAAATGTAAGCAACACTTAAAGCTGGGTCAGAATGTTTAATCGGTCCATGTGACGATAAATCACTTCTCAAATCAAAAAGAGCAGAAATGGGTGAATAAATATTAGATTTAACAGCAACTGAAGTCAAAATATTATTATCAACTACAGGATTCAATATAAAATAATTAATAAGAGAAAAAACATCTAAATCATCATAATCATGAAAGATAATTCTTTCAACAATTGTATTGTGATATTGTTTAGACAAATATCCAAAATTACATAATCTAGTTCTGTCAATACTTAATTTAACAGAAGTAGTGTCAATATCTCCATTAGAAAACATAGATGGAGTATCAATTTTAAATAATAATTGCCGGCTATTAACAGTCAATTCATTCTTAACTTCAAAAGTAAAAGAATGATCAATTTCATCGCCATTCTCATTAACCTCTGTAATAGGATTAATTGGACTATTATGAACATTAATTGCAAAATCAAATCTACTATCTCTCGAAGGTAGATTTTCTTCTGTACAATAAACAGGAAGAATACAAAAAGTTTCTCCAGATGTAACTACCTGGCGTGTATCTATATCATACGTTTTGCGTTGTTCAGCAATATAAGCATCTTTTACTCTAAAAAGCAAAATTGCATTCAAAATAGCATTAGTTAAAGAATTATTAAATAAAAAATGTAACTTTTCAAAAAACAATTTATGTTTGACAAGAAAATCTTCTAATGAAGTATAAAGTTGAGGGCTATAAATGTAATCAACAATGGTGCTTAACAATTTATCGGTTATGATTCTAAGTTTTGTTCTAAACAAACCAAATATTCCTTTATCAGCATAACCATCGACAAACATAAAGTTAAATCGATCCCTAATATCTTTAAAATAACCCACTATCGAATAATAAAGGTCATGTATAAAAGAAGTATCAAAAGATGTTTCTTCATCTTCAAGGCTTGAAAAATATTGTGTAGACAACTGCTGCATTTGATGCAGATCAAGCTCTTCATCACCATCAGAAAAG